ATTTCAGTTGCTGCATCTGTGCCAGCGAGAGAAACACATTTTCCTATTACAGTTGAAGTTTGTCGATATGTTTTATCTGTCGTCGCATTCAATTGATCTATTTTATCTTTGTCCAAATTAACAGTAGGAGTTTGCTCCTGACTATCATCACCTGTTTCATTTTTTACAATTGTTTTATCACCAGGTGTTGTTTCAGGTGTATAACCAGAAAAAGGTACAAATGGTGATGGTGGTTCTTTAGTTACAGCATACTTAGAGTTACCAATAACTCCAAAAATGACAGGGAGTTGAGCATCATCACCATCTAAAAAGAAACCAACAACAATGTCTCCCTGATTTATTCGTAATCCCTTTTTATATCCATTTTTACCCGATCCATTATTTGTAGGAACTAAAATGATTGCATATGGTAAATCTTTATCAGCGAGTTCAGTAGTGTTTTGTGGGTGATAACCCATAATACGAACACGAACACGATTACCCCAAGCTTGAGGTTTTTTACTCCATTGAAGTGCCCAAGTTTCTCTAGGTGGTATTTGACCGATCCACCATCTGAATCCATCTCTACCTAAAAAATTACTTTTGAGTAAATCGTTTTCAATCATTTATCTTTCTTCCCCATCGTATCTCTTACTAATTTAAGTCTAGTGAATGATCCTCTACCCTCATAGTAATGAACTAATTCCTTTATCATATATAGACCACTTTGCTCATCATCAATAACTTTATCTTTGCTTGTTGTGACCTTTGCAAACTTACATTTAATAATACTACCACTGCATAAATTAGTATTTAATGGAATAGTCATTTCAAGTTGTTGAGTGAATAAAGTATTGTATCTCATCATTGCCTGAGAATGAATATTCATTGGATCAGCATTTTTTTTCCTTGCTCTTGATCCTTTTCTTTCAAGAGTTCCAAAATCTAAAACACCTGTCACAAATCGACTTGGAACATTACCTAAACTATCATTGTTTTTATCAACTGGTGGTAAAAATATCTCAAAATCCTTTCCTAGATTTTCCATTTTTTCAGCATAATCTGAAACCTTAAATAATCCCTCCTCTGGAGTAGTAAAAGACATACCAACTGGATTGTAATACATGCGATATGTACAATAAGCACCTCTCTCAAGATTTTGTATTAAGTTTTGGTTGTTCCTTGTTTCATACTTCAATATTCTAAAATCATTATCAGCTGCTTGATCATCAATTATTTTAGGAGAATATGTATATTCTATTTCATATGGTTCTTGTTGTATCAAACTATCAACTGATCTGAAATGATAACCCTCCTTAGTCTCAAAGAAAAAATATCCAGCAGTTGCACTTTTTCCACCCGCTTGACCTGACACAGACTTTGATGCTAACCAAGTTATGATAGTAAATGGTTTTTTCATATTACCAATAAATCCATAGGGATTTTGAGTATCATCAACATCAACATTTTTATCTGATAATAGATATTTTTTTATAATCTCTTTCACACTGTCAGAAATTGGTTCAGAAACAGGAAATTTCTTGCCCACTCTTTGAGTTTCATTAGTGATTGCCTCTCTAGAGACTAAATTTAATGTAAATATCTCTTTCTCAGCTTCCACAATTACATTTGTGATTGAACTTACATATAATTCAGTTCCAAGTTCCTCTGTAAATTCTAGATCAACATTATTTTCAGAGTTAGCAGGAATCTTAATACTTACTTTTTCCCCACCCCTTAGTGGCAATCCATTATATATTGATGTTAATTCACCGTCTGCATCAGGTATAACATTACCAGTTGTTGTAATTAAGACTTGTGCTGTTATCATAGGAGAAAATAAATTCTCAAAATAACTAAATGTCAATATAGCAGCTCTCAGATCAACGGTTTTTTCGCCATCATTTGATCTGATTGTAAATAATTCGTAAATACTTTTGTCTTTTGCTGCCATGATTATTGTTTAAGTTTGAGACTCTGTAAATCAAGAATGGTCTTCTCCATCGTCTGACCAATCTCTATTAATTTAGTTTTTGTTTGAGGACTTAAAGTTGGAGATGATAATCCTCCACCACCACCTTGATTATTTACCTGCACAATAGTTGTCCTCTTTTTCTTTCCAAATCCTAAATCATTAAAGAATTTTTTGACAGGTTTTATTGAAAATGCCTTATCTTTGCTACTTACTGGTGTAATCATCTCACCACTTGATGATTTTGTTTCTTCTTCCTCATCAGCGTCTAAATCCATTCCACCTGATGCACCTCCACCCATAGACGGTACAGCACCTCCACCACCAGATCCACCTGAAGATAAAATTGATTCATTATCATCCTCTACCCCTTCTACATTATCTGCATCACCAGTTACACCTTCATCACTTAATGTTTGTTCTCCCTCTATGTTATCAGCAGTTTCCTCTAGTACTTCATTAGAAACAATTTCGCCACCACTTGGAGGGACAAATAATTCTGGACCTTCCTCCCCTACGATGTAAGGTTTATTTTCTTCTACAGGACCACCCTCTGCTCTTGGTTCGGCACCTACAATTTCACCTTCCGCATCTAATACATTGTTATCTTCATCGAGTCTTCCACCTTCATTTAGTGCATCTACTTGTTCCTCAGAAAAAGCTTTATCAACCTGTTCGCTAATTTTCTTTTGTGCTTCATCATTATCTAAAGTAACACCAGTACCACCTTCTATACCTAGTTTTTCTGCAACCTCACCTGCACGATTTATATCTTTATCTTTCGCAAATTGGTTAGCAGCTTCAAGAAAATCTTTATTTAATTTTGATAAATTGTTTTGTGTTGTTTCAAATGTTTCTCTAATATTCTTATCATCTTCTCTAAAATCAAATCGGTTAAATATTGCTAAAAAATTCTCAACTCCAGCTCCAAGAGTTAAGAAGAAATTTTTAATTCCTTCCACAAATCCACTTAATATACCTACAGTTCTCCTTATAAATCCAAATAATTTCTGAAATGCTGCTATAATTTTTGGTAAATTTGTAATCGCCCAACCTAATATCAGTATCCCAACAAAGTCAAGTAATCTACCTAAAAATCCTCTTGTGCTTTTTTGTACTAAACTACCCTGTCTTTTTGTAACTCCTGTAATTGTTGATGCCTCTAATTCATCCTCTCTCTGTTTTCTTAATGCATTTTCTCTTCTTCTCTTAAAGAACTCACCATCTTGTTTTATGAATTTTCTTTTTAATTGATTCGTTTCTCTAGTCTGTTTTAATAATTCTTGTGAATTAGCGGTTATCGCACGTAATCCCTCACTAAGTGATGTGACTGATTTACGTATCGAATCAATACCTAATGAGGATTTTCTTATTGAATTTCTACGATCTTCTATAGACATTAACCTGCCCCCGTTGTTGCAGTGGCATAAATTGTATGAGGATTATTATCATCAAACCCTATATTAGGTAAACTGTCACCCTCTTTCATACTAACACCACTGGCATTAACTCCACCACTTTGACCATTTGTTGCACCACCCATATCCACTGTAACAACCTCTGGTTTATCTTCAAAGGAACTAATTTGTTCAGCAGCATTACCATTATTACTTTTAATTGGAACTATATTTCCAGATGCGTCTAATTTTGCACTACCTGAGTTGAGTAACTCAATATCTTCTTTTGAGTAATCTTTTTCACTCAACAACTTTCCATCAACTTCAATTGTTTTTTGCCCTTCAGTCTCTTTTTTATCCTTATTACCAAAAACCTTTATATCTTTTAATCCAAGAGCACCCATTATTTTCTTAACAATACTCTTCATTAATGTCTCACCAGCAAGACCACCTATTAAACCTCCTATAAATGCACCTGGTCCAGCACCAACACCACCAAAAAACGCTCCTATTGCAGCACCAGCCGCAGCACCAACTTTCGCACCTGCCATAAAACCAGCAGTTGCTGCTAATGCAGAAGCTAATCCACCATCCTCACTTGTTAATTCAGAAAAGAAAGTAATTAAAGGACCAAAAACTTTACCAAGTAATTTACCAATACCCATCTTTGGCAATCCTTTTGTAAGATTACCTAACTTACCTAAAATCCCCTTTTTACCAACAGCTTTAACACCATCATCAACTAAATTTTTTCCTCTAGTCACTAAACCTTTTGCTCTACCTAACAATCCACCTGTTTTGGTTGGATTTGCCATAGCACCTACATCTTTACCCTGACCTACAAAAAATCTCTTTACTTTAGTGCCTAAACCAATTTTTGTAGATGGTGGCAAACTCGTAGATGATGTAACTTTATCAGTGCTACCACCTAATTTTTTAAATATATTTCTTCCCTGTTGTAGAATATTTTTTGATGATGATGTTGGTGGTAATTTTGTAAAATTAGTTTTACTAAGATTTGATGTAACCTTTGATGTAATCTTTGATTTTTTAAATATTCCACCAAGAAATTTTGATATTCTATTAAAGGCAAAATAACCTCCAATTTCAGTAAGTATAGCTCCAAGACCACCACCAAATATTCCAACACCAATACCAGCAGCTTTTTTTACAAGACCAGCGAGTAAAACCTGAACTCCCTTTAGTCCAGCTCTAAGAAATCCACCAAACGCAACTCTTCCTACAAGTCCAGCAAATCCTCCTAAAATAGCAAGAGTTTTCTTAATACCTATGGATATTGCAGTTAAACTACCTGCGATAATAGTTAATCCACCTAAAAATCTTACCTTTAATGCATTTATCTTATCTACATTTCCCTCTGATAATGATTGTAATAAATCAATACCTGTGACTGTTAGCCAACCTCCTGCTAAAGTAAGTAAAAATCCTGATAGACTACCCAAAGTAGATTGAGTTTTAATACCAATTCTTTGCAGTGGTTGAGTTAGTGATGATTGTATTTTAGCTTCAAGAGCACTCTCTTTTCCCTCTCTTAATCCTTGCTCTGCTAATATTCTTTCACGATTTTGTCTTGCACCTTCTCTTTGCTTCTCTAATTGCTCTGTAAGTGCTAAATTCTCTTTTACACCATTTAAATTACGATCAAATGTTGAAATTTGATTTGATATGGTTTGTAATTGTTGAGATACGGAGGTTAATTGTAAAGATTGTTGTTGAAGAAGATTTGTAGTAACTGTATCAGGTTTTTGTTGTTGCCCACCACTAAAGAAACTAGAAGATATATTTCTCCTAACTGCTGATATTCCTCCTGCTATTGGTGAACCGAACTCATCCATTTCGTTCTTGTTGTGCTTTTAGATTTTCCTCTTCAATATACTGAGTCAGCAGAGATACATAAATTTCTCTCTCCCACGGTATCATATTTTCAAGCTCTGTTAAGCTATATTTATGATGCTGCATCATGGCAAAATTTAACTTATAGTATGACACTAGATCTTCATGTGCCATACTTATCCGAAAAAACTCTGTAACCCCTCAATTGTTATCTTACTTTTAACTTTTGTATTTGGATTTGTAACTTCAACTACATGTGACAATTTAGGCATTGTATCAAAAAATTTTTCAATTTCCTTAAATTGTGCTGAGTTTAATGATTCAATAAAATCAGTTAATTCTTTGGTAGTACAATCTTCTTGTGTCCAAGACTCCTCTTCAGAATAGATTTGATCAACACAAGATGCAATCAGTTCAAAGGTATCATCTACCTTTATATTTTCTGCACTAAAATTAGTTTTAATAAACTCATTTAATGACGGGTATCTCATCTTAAGAGTATAATTATCATCTAACTTTATATCTTGTTTGTGATTTTTATTCTTATGGACTTTTATTGCGTCTATATTAATAGATGTTGGAACTTGTGTTTTACCATCGTCTGGACAAGTTACCATTACTTCAATCTGCTCCCCAACAGATTTTCCACGCACGTTTAAGAACAAATATTCAATATCAAAAGTCGATAATTTATCAACTTTAGTTCCTTTTGTTAATATACAAGATGCTAATATACTTTTTACAGCAGTCGCAATTTGTTTTTGGTCTTGAGATTCAAGTGCAATAATTAAGATCTTCTCTTCTTTGACTAGAAATGGTCTATATTTTATTTTTCTACCCGACGAAGGAAGTACCAACTCATAAGTTGGCGTTGCAATTTGTGGTAAAGGCATAATATGCTAAACACTTCAGTGTGATTATTTATAGGGGTTATCGACGACCATTTGAGATGACTTGTCCTTGTCCAAGATTCTGAGTTCCATTAACATTATTAACTTGACCAGATGAGCGTCCAGATGTTGTAGTATCAACTTTACTTCGATCTCCTTGTGAGACAGTTGGGTATATACCACTATTCAATACTGTAGGATCTACACTTGAACCATCTTTTGATACATTTCCCCTATTGAATATTTCATTATAAGCTCTTCTTAAGTCTCTGGCAAGTGAGGATGATTCTCCACAAATATACCTATCAAAACTAAAATTCGCAGTTGCCTTTAGTACCTGAGAACCCTGATATGAAACTCTTGTAGAATTAAGAGATAAAGGAAACAAACCTACAAATCTATACTCTAAAAAATTATTATAATCTCTTTCAAATTTAACAATTCTCGTTTCGTTTGATTTATACTGGGATGGATAGTGAAGTTGATAAAAATAAGTATCTTCTGCAGGATCTTTGATTGCACCAGTAATATATTCTATCCAATGCTCTAAAAATTTCATCGACTTATATTCATTATCTACATAAAACTCTAAGGATATTTGTGTAAAATTACGAGTGTGTGCCATTCTTTCGATCACACCCTGATAATCACCACGAGTATCTAATGATGCCAATGCACTACCAGGTAAAACTGCATCACTGCATAATAATCCAGCATCCTCAACAACAAATCTATCGTTCACACCTTTTCTTCTTAGATACGAACGTAATCCTCCACCACCAAAACTATGTGGTAAAGCAAACTTAACTAAAAATTGAGATGACTGTGCTACATTCTGAAATCTAGGCAAAAAATCGGATATTGGTCTTGGTCTTGGTGCTGGCACTCTAAATAAAATTACATAACATATGTATTTAGATGTCTTATAAGGGAAAATACTATCCCTCTTATCCCAGAAAATATAAAGGTGATCCAACAAACATCATCTATAGATCATTATGGGAAAGAAAGTTTATGGTCTATTG